GGGGACTGTGCTTACCCGGCACCGAAACTATCACCATGTCGAGATGTTGAAATGCCATACCATGAGCCCCAAAAGAATAGATATTCGCTTCCTTCCACACGTGGAAAGTGGCGCGTACTCCCTTCTGGGGCTTGGAATACCGGTTCCGTCCTTCCCAATCGTCTTGACGGGCAGGACGACTTATTAATAAGTCGAGGGAACAATGGCCCTCCGTATCGCTACGGGGGTCACTTCTTAGTCCGAAAATCGTGGACTGAGCGTAGTGCTCAGACCGCGCCCCGGAGTACTTCCGGTATAGACTATAACGGTATGTATATGCTTTCAACATTGCCCAGTGGACCCGTCACGATTCCTGACCAAACAACTACGTTGTTTGGCGCAGGAGCTACTGGAATTGCCAGGGCACGCCCTGACAACCCGGAAGCAGGTTTAGCAACCTTTCTTGGCGAGCTCCATGAATTGCCAAAACAGCTCCATGATGTTTGGAAAGGCCCTAAAAGGCCTCCCAAACCTCCTAGCGGAAATCCTGGTAACCTTTACCTGGGAATCCAGTTTGGACTACTTCCTTTTGTGAGGGATGTCCAAAAGCTGTATCAGACCCAACGCAACCTTGCGAAGATTATTGCTAATCTTCGCAAGAATAACATGCAGTGGGTCAAGCGTCGTCGTACGCTGTATGATGATACAAACTCCAGTGTTATAACACAAACTGGAGCCTTCATCACACCTTCGTACAATCTGAACGCGAGCCAGAAGTTGACGTATATCACCAAAAACTCTAATAAAGTTTGGTTCATGGGTAAGTTTAGATACTATATCCCAGAACTGGTGGATTCGTCTGACTGGCCGCCTCAGTTAGTTGCACATTTATTTGGTGCAACACCGAACGCAGACGTGGTTTGGCAACTAATGCCATGGTCATGGCTCATAGACTGGTTCGGGAATGTTGGGGATATTATCCACAATCTTTCCCAAAGGTCAGAGTACATGGTCATGGATTATGGGTACGTTATGACCACCATAGAGTCAAGAGTAGACTACTCTTGTACCGCCGACCTTTCTTCAAATGCCGGCGGTGGCACTATGACTCTGTCCGCTGCTAAGGTTAATATACTAAAGCAGCGGCAGAAGGCATATCCGTATGGTTTCGGACCTACACCTGGTACTCTGAATAATACGCAGAGTGCCATATTGGCCGCGCTCGGAATTTCCCGCGCGTTTTAGGCTTTAACCAACCCATTGGACTCAATATCCTCTTGGGCAACTCGAGTACTTAACTATGGCTTTTGCTGATCCTCAGAGTGTTACTGTTAATGCAGTGGCGCAGTCACTTCCAAATATTTCGAGGGAGAAATCTGCCTCGGCTTATCGAACGAGTGATGGTGTTTACTCCTTGAAAATTTCTTCTCAAGAAGGTAAACGCAATAGGCGAACGGTCCGTCTGGATTTCCAGAAGATCGCCGCCGATCCATTTGAACCTGCCGTGAACGACAAGTTTACGGGTTCGGTTTATCTGGTTGTAGATGCGCCGCCGACGGGATATACCAATACGGAGATCAAGGATATTTCTCTTGGTCTTACCGGATGGCTCACGTCAGCGAACATTCTGAAAGTCCTGGGTGGCGAAAGCTAACCAGGGGATCACCATAGTCATGACATGAATCAAACCAACCTATTAAAAGGATGGAAAGATGAAAATCATGATGGGTATTTTCGAGTGTCTGTACAATGATTTGTACGGACTGACCGGAGCAAGCACCAGTTCCAGAGATATAGAATATCTTCGGAACCGAGTCGAACATGAAGGGCTCGCATTTTTAGCGATAACCCTTCCTTCCCTCGGTGACTCTCTGATAAGAGGGCTCACCGATGGAATGTGGCCTACAAATTCAGCTTTCAAATTGAAGGCCGGATCAGCTCTCCCTGCATTTCTGCACGGTTTGCTAAGGCTTGTGTTCGACGAGGGGACTGGTGTACTTCTGGTGGAACCGAATGTATATGCAATCAGTGCACTGCATCAACTCCTTCGTTTTTATAAGAAGGTGGAGGTGCCGTGTTCCAAAAGGCGTATACAGGCGGCCTATCAGAAATACCTAGATACCGATAGCGAAGTAAAGCCACTGAGGGAGATAAATTCCCAGGATCGTAAGACCCTCAACACTGTATTCAGTGTTCTCAGCGGAACTATCTCCGCAAAACTCAACCAAGCAGTTAATAATGCTTCCCTTTGGCCAAAACATGGTCCTGGGGCCGTAGCCGAAAAGTATTCTCCTAACGGAAAATACGAGGCTGCGTGGTACGAGCGGCTCAGCGAATCCTTTCCTCCTGATTATTACCTCGTCCCATCACTGGGATCAGGTGATTTTCTTGAGAATAAAGTATTCGTTGATATCGGGCATGAGTTACCCGCGAGGATAACTCATGTACCTAAGACGCAAAAAACACCCCGATTGATTGCTGTTGAACCTACTTGTATTATGTATACACAGCAGGCTCTGATGGAAGGCTTTTACGATTTGATCTGTAAAGATCCAGTCGCTAATTCCTCTCTCAATTTGAGAGATCAGTCGGTTAACGCGATTAGGGCCTTGAAGGGCTCCGTAGATGGCTCTTTGGCCACCTTGGATCTCTCAGAGGCTTCTGATCGCGTATCTGCTGGATTGGTAAGTTTCCTTTTTAGGCCTTACCCATCCTTGAGGCGTGCCTTATTTAGTGCACGTTCTAGCAGGGTGTCTTTAGACTTTGGAACCTTGAAAAAAGTCCATCGACTAAAGAAGTTTGCATCTATGGGCTCTGCGGTGTGCTTCCCCGTGGAGGCGCTAGTCTTTTGGACTATTGCTGTCGCGGCTATGTGCATCACAGACTCATCTAGGTTAACACGACGAAACATTATTCGTAATGCTCTTCGTGTTACGGTGTTCGGAGACGATATTATCGTCCCCGTTCATTATGCTCCGAATGTGGCACTCGCGCTGACCCACTTTGGGCTTCGCGTCAACACCGAGAAGTCCTTTAGCAAAGGACTTTTTCGTGAGAGCTGCGGGGTAGACGCATATTCAGGCGTAGATATTACTCCTGAGTATCTTCGTACCCTACGGCCAGTGTCCACACGCAGTGTGAGTGAAATTGTCGGATGGGTTTCATTGCTCAATAGACTTTGGTCTAAGGGGCTTTGGCTCACATCTGACTACGTAAGACGCTATGTTGAATCTACCCTTAAAGGTAGGCTCCCTGTAGTCCTTGCGACTTCACCCGTACTAGGCCTCGTTAACCCTTGGAGTAATTATTATGACGTACAAAAGTACGACACAAAGCTCCACCGGCCTCTTGTCCGATCCTTCCAGGTTACTGGAAAAGTTCGGATTCGGGAGTTGGCAGGAAACGAGTCCTTATGCAAATCACTCCTACAGCTTGAAAGAGCTGCAAGAGTACCAAGCGTACGTTTTCCGAATGGGATCTCTGTGGTTGCAAATGCAACAAGAGTCGGATCTAGTTTTTCAAGCTATATCCTTTCTCAATCGGGACGCGCATGCGATCTGCATAGCGAACCGGAGGTCCACGCCTCTGTCTTAAAGCGTGG